ACCTCGCTGCCGACCGCACCGACTCCGCCGCCGACCGCGCCGACCGCGCCGCCGACCCCGCCGACTCCGCCGCCGACCGCGCCGACTCCGCCGCCGACCGCGCCGACTCCGCCGCCGACCACGCCGACTCCGTCGACCGCGCCGACTCCGCCAACCACGCCGACTCCGCCGCCGACCGCGCCGACCACGCCGCCGACCACGCCGCCGACTCATTCCATTCTCCAGTACGAATAGCATCTTCCTGAAGTTTAAGACAACTTTGAATAGCTTCGATGACTTGTTGTTTTAATTTATCATTAAGAGTTAAGCCTAAAACTCGTTCAATATTTCCCTTTAAGATAAAGGCACAGAATTTCCATTTCACGGATTCAAGATTCTTCCCAATCGGAATAGAAACGAGGAAATCAACAGCAAACGTTTTCGCTTCACCATTTTCTAATCCTTCAAAAATACAATCTTCAAGTCTCGCCAACCATTCCGGCAATCCTAATTCCGTTTCGTAGGCATTATGATTATTGGAATGAATCGTGCAACCGACCGCGCAACCTTTCCCATTTTCCCAATATTTTCCGTGAATGAATTCATCGGCTTTGGCATGGGCTTTTAGTCGTTTAACATATTTCTCTTTGATCTTTGGGTCGTTGTGGAACGACAGTAGTTGAGTCATAAATCCTCCATTAAGGTTTCGACAGGTAACAGCTCGTCGAGTTCTGAGATGTCCAGCACTTCGCGCCAGTACGCCAGCACAATTTCGTCGGGCCTGAAACTTTGGATGATAGTCATTTTTCCTCCGTGCGGGCGATGGCTTCTATAGCATGTTTTTGGAGATAGTTCGGCGGCAAATAATTTACGGCGGTTTTAAGTATCTGCAATAGTTCCTCATGACTGTTTACGCATTTCACGATGTAGGCGGCGTCTGGCGTGTCCCCTTCGTCATGCTCAGAACCGTGTGCTCCACACAGTGGACAATAAACACTTTCGTCTAATTTTTTCTGCAAATCATACGGCGTGTGCTGAGTGGTTGTGGGTTTCTTTAGACCATCTCGTAATTCTTCCGTTGAAAGTGTACGTCTGTATTCTTTGTTCATATTGACCTCCTGATTTATTGGATGAGGTAAGTCGGGACAATCACCTTCATATTCCATGGTGTTGCTTTTGATGTAGCCGCTTCCATCGCAGAGGTCGCAAATGGTTTGGGATTTCATCGTTTCCTCCGTAGGGCGCGTCATTTAGGCGATCTGTTCAAATGGTTCGCTCAATATTTTCTCGCAGCCATGGGTCGGGCACATCCAAAAGAATCGAGCCGGGTCGTTCTTTGTCGGCAGTTGATAGCATTGCTGGCCACAAGGGGTATTGCCGGCAGAAGGTATGGGCTCCGTACACTTAACAATTTCCTTTTGAACCCACGGCAACGGCGTGTGCTGCATGGTTTCAGTTTTCATCGGTTCCTCCGAGGGGCGGGGCATTTAGGCGACCTCCCCTGTACAACGTTTTGGATTACATTTTGGACATGTCGCATATTGCAACTCTGGCTCATATTCTGCTCTCGCTTGATATCCTCGGCGATACCATTCATCCGCTATTTTCTGGAATAGCTTGGCAAAATCTTGAGTGGTCAAATAACATTCATTTCGCTGATGCATTTTAAGAACTTGGTCTGCTTGTGTTACAGCCCAGTCATCTACATGGCACATCCCCCGCAAATGTTGTCCACTATGCCGTATACATTTCTTAGTTTTCATAGAACCACTTGAAGTTTCTTCAAGGCCAATTCCGCATCGTTGCACCATTGGCTATTTATATTCTCTAAGCAGGTAGGACACACAATCTGTTTACCATTATGGTTCTCGTTACACTTAATGCAGGTTTTCATGGTCTTTTCCTCCGAGGAGAATTTGTCGTTCATGGTCATAGCTTACCATACCATGCTAACCTTGTCAAGAACTATTTTACATAGTAGGGAATATCTTTTATGGCTAGGTGCTCAATTATGAGCTTGCGAATGTACTCTGAGATGGGCATAGAACCCGCCGCAATCTTGATTCTAGCGGCTAATTCTTCTGCCGGAGCACCAGAGCCTAAACTTAGCGAAAGTGTCACTGTTTTGGTCATTGTTGTTTCTCCTTATAATAAGGTTAGCATACCATGCTTGACATTTGCAAGAGCTATTTTGTTTACTGAATCAATGACAAGGGAAGAATTGATCCGTAAAGAAGTCAAACGCCGCCTTATAAAATTAATCTCGGAAGTCATGGAAGAAGTGATTGAAGACCTTAAAATGAATTTGGAAGACACACAACCCCCTCACGGACTGGAGAGAAAATGAAAATCAATTATATAGATAAAGAAGGTTGCGTAATTAAAAAAGACATTCATGCTGATAGAGTCATCGCGGCGGCTTTCAAAGAATTATTGCTTTCTCACGATCACCTCTATCGCTGTGTTTTCCCAGGTCCTCCCGCTAATCCATCATGGGACATAGCGGCTAAAAATGCGAGAAAAATATACAAATCTCTCAGGCACAATTTACCTTTGCATTTACTCAGGTTGACGATAGAATGCGAATTTCTTAAATGACCCGCCGCCGCGGACGGCGTAAGTTGACATGATTTTGCTTGCAATTCACGCCAACGCGTTGTAAAGTTTTGTCTATGATTATGGAACCGGCAATCAATCAACTCAATTTGTTCTCGCAAATACTTTGCCCGCGTCCCGTCAAACCTTTGCCGGTTCCGACGGCGCGGGCTATTTCTTTTAGAAGTAAATATAGAAAGGCTTACTACTTACGCCATCCTGAAAAACTTAAAGAGGAACGCAAAAGAAGATATCTGAAATATCGAGAAAGAGAATTGGCTCGACGACAAGAGCATAGAAAAAAAGCACGACTCAAAAACCCAGAATTAGAACGCAAAAAAGCACGCGATCAATATAGAAGTTATTTCGATAGAAACGTGGACAAAGTTCGTGCCTATAAAAGGCGCTACTCTAAAGAGAGACGCCCTTTTGTTAAGGCATGGAAAATTAAAATAAGAGATGAATTCCTCAAAGAATATGGAGGAAAATGTACATGTTGCGGAATAGCAGAAAGATCGTTTTTGACTCTCGAACATATCAACCATGATGGTAAAAAACACAGAAAAGATACATGGGGAAACTCTACGACTTTATTGTTAGACCTTAAAAAACGTGGCTGGCCGAAAGACGGATTTACAATCTTTTGTTGGAATTGTAATATGGCAACCAGATTTGGACAAGCCTGCCCACATAAAGAGGAAAAATAATGCCCTGGATAAGAAGCGACTCAAACCTGCCAAGACACCCCAAAATCTTATGCTTAAAGACCCTTCTAGGGGTCGATTTAGAGGTCGTAATTGGTCGCTTACATTTCCTCTGGTGGTGGTGTTTGGACTACGCACTTGATGGCGATTTGTCCAAACATGACCCCAAAGTGATTGAAAGTTCATGCCGTATACCTTTAAAAACCCTTTATAAGGCCGGATTCGTTGACTCGCAGCCATATCGAAGAATTCATGGCTGGTGGGAATTACAGGGAAACTACTTGCAACTACGTTTTAAAGATCAACCTGATAAATGGAAGCGAATTAAAGAAATGTACGAAAATGATTTACCAATGAGTATACACCGTAGGGACCTACGGAGTAACACCCCCCATAATGACAAAGACGTTGACTTGATTCCCAAACGGACGGACGTTGCAAACGGACGGACGTTGATTAAAGAAAAAGAAAGCGCTCGCGTTGCGGCTTCGCCGCCGCTCGCTTTAACCAAAGTGGATGAATCGGACATGGCTGAATTTGGGCATGAGGATTTTAAAAAGGCCGGATGGATCAATTCCGAAAAACCAGCGGAAGATGATTCGTTTGGATGGGCTCATTTCAATAGGGCCATGACTGAAGTGGAACGAGTGCAATCTAAAACCAGGGAGAAATTCCATGCGCAAAAGAAACATTGGAATTAATCTCGCCGCCCCTGGGAGGTGAGGGATGAGTGACCATATTTGCGTCCCGATCATAGCCAAAGTAGTGTATGACTGGCCGGAGTGTAAAACAATGCACGAAGAGTTACGCTGTATTATTTGCGGAGAGTTACAACCGAAAACCCGCGAGGAGGGAGTGTGAGTAGAAGCGGATATAACGAGGATTGCGATGGTTGGGATTTGATCCGTTGGCGTGGGGCGGTAAACTCAGCGATCAAGGGCAAAAGGGGCCAACAGCTACTGACCGAGATGGCAACGGCATTAGACGCAATGCCTGTGAAGAAATTAATTTCGGATGAATTGATTTCTAAAGACGGAGAGGTTTGCGCTCTAGGGGCTGTGGCTAAATATAAATCATTGCCAGTAGATAATATTGATCCGCATGACTCCGCGCAAGTCGCTGGCACTTTTAACATTGCTGAGGCCCTAGCTAGAGAAATAGCCTTTATCAATGACGATGCTTATTGCGTGACACCAGAATATCGGTGGAAGGTTGTTAGGCAATGGGTAAATGAAAACATCCAACAGAGCGAAGAGGCCGAGCGTGATTGAGATCGCTTACCCAAAGGGCCGTTGCTGGGCCGGAAATGAAAGGAAATTAAATGAGTGGAGTATATAGTGCTAAATCTCAAGTGATGAAAGCTTGCAAAACGTGTGGTGAATTGTTTACGGGTCACGCTTATAAACTATTTTGCACCCGAAAATGCCATCCAAACAATCAGCAAAGATATAAAGCTCCCGTCGGAATGTGTGAAATTTGTGGTTTAAATAAAAAACTATATCGTGATCATTGCCATAAAAGTGGCAAACAGAGAGGGATGATATGTAATCGCTGTAATAGCTTATTAGCGGCAATCGATGATAATGTATTTTTAGCTGGAGCTGTAAAGTATTTACTAAGCAAGCAATAGAATGGCATTAGAAGGCGTTAAATTTTGGCTAGGGCTTGCTAATGTTTGAATTGTGGGGTAAGATGGCTTGAGGCAGGGTAAGGGGCACTAATGGGCAATCTGAGGCCTTCCTTGCCATTTTACGTGAATGGAAAGTGTTGGCATCGCAAAGTGATAATGCGACGGTGGCAGGACGATGTTGGTTGGCATGCTTATGAGCGGTGTCGATGGTGTCAGGATTGGTGGGAGGTGACGATTATGGTGGACAAGCAAGGCAAGACGGTAAAGAACCGCAAGCTTATTCCAGACCAGCGACTAGAAAATGATTCATCGAAAAGTGATAAGCCCATTGTTCCACGTGGAACAATTCGAGATATTGATACAGAATCTGGGTCCTTTGGTCCGAAAGATGCATCCTAGTGAGATAATTGGTAATATAATGTATATTATCAGAAGTTTTGATACTAATGTATGATAAACAATAGGCCTTTAGACCTAACATACCCCCCACCGGGAGGGGGATACTTCCGACCTCCCCAGGGGAGTTATAGTTCTAAATCTCGCCACAAAATTATCACAATTCCCCAATGACAACCGTTCATTATGTCGGCCATTTCTGGAAGAATGGAATTCCGTTTATGGTGACGCACGAAGGTTTTTGTCATGGTCAAACGGGCATGTGTCGTGTTTATGATGTTCCTGGCACAGACATTCAGACGTACGAATTTGAATCCCGATGAACATGACGCCTGCTCGATTACAGGTGATGTGGGAGATTTGCAATGACCAAGTCGAAGGTCTTAGCAAAGAAGATTCTGAATATTTGTGTGAGCAATGGTGGGCGGAGATTGAGTACTCCGGCTTGACAATTTAGAAAACAGGCTGTATAAATAGACGACTCTGGGGAGAGAACCGATTTATGGGACTCTCTCTTTTTTTGTCTCCCCAGACAATCCCCCCGCGACCGATGAAACGGAGCGGGGTCTTTTTTTTGCCATGGATAACAGCGTCAGTTTAACGATAGGTGGAGAAGTCAAGACGGTAGGCTTAGCGGTTGCGGGGCAGTTGTTTGTATTTAGTCCCAGCCAGATGAACTTTTTGATAAACCTTCAGAAGCTAAAGAACGTGGCCGCCGCCGGACTCAGCGTCGGCAAGACGGAGGAGTGGGGTCAGAACTTTCTGAAGAGCCGCAAGTTCCGTAAATACGTAACTTGCAAGATGCAGGAGTTTTCGGTCAAGAACGGCCTGACGGTGGAATGGTGGTACCAGTTTGGGAAGTGGAGTGCGGATGGGGAGAAGGTTTTTTACGTTGCGAAGTGTTTGTACTGTAGCTTTGATGGCCAGTTTAATGAGTATGAAGTGGAGACGTATCGGGCGGACGACATGAAGATTGAGATGTCTTGTCCGGCATGTTTTAAAGCGATAGAGCCTAAAGAGAAACGTGAGGAATTTAAACCGACGCGGGAACAGATTGGGGCGTGGCAGGAGTTGGGTGCCAGGCTCATTCCGAAGATTGAGCGTGTGCACCATCAGTTTGAGAATGTGGACATAACATTTGAGAGCGAGGAGGCGGCGAAATGAACGAGCACGAAAGGAAATCAGATGTCGTTGATAAGAATGATGTGTCGAAGATGACGGCGCAGGAGCGGTACGATCATGTGAATGCGAAACAGGCCAAGAGTGCGAAGGGGGTTCAGACTCCTCATGATTTACGGGTGGCTGAACGGGAGAAACAAAATGGCTGAGCGGCAAGTGAAGACGACCCCATTTCTGAGTGGCCAGCAGACGAACGCGAAACCGACGGGTCCGACGAAGACGACATTGAAAGTCAAGATGGCGAAGGAACGTAACATTGGACAGCCGGATGCGCTCAGTCAGGCGTTGAAGGGGCGGGACAGTTACATTCCGGGTGATTTGCACAAGTTCAGTCACACAAAGACGGTGGCGAGTCGCGGGGCGCATTACAGTCCGGCGGGGGAGTATGGGCGTCCGAGTGGGAAGTTAGGGAGTCGAGCAACGGGGATGGGTCCTCACACGAGTCGGCCCGGTCAGAATGCGTTAGGGGTCAAACAGAATTTGAAGGGCGGAAATCCGTTAGGCAATCCCGAAAACAAAAGAGGGTTAAATGTGTTGGGAGGTCATGGCGGATCAGGGACGTTTCGAGGGAGGCCATAATGATGGGACCGAAGCAGGAGCCGGACAATTCAGAAGGCGGTAGTTTCAAAGAGTGGCAGGACTGGTGTTTGCCTGACAAATCGGAGGAATTTGAATATTCTGATAGTACACAGGAACACATCATGAACGGCAAGAGCCAGCATTTTCATTACGAGGGCAACGACTTGCCTGAGAAGATGTAATGCCCAAAGAGCTGTTTAACGATGCGCTGATGAAAGCGTTAAGTCCCGTTCAGAAGAAAATGAAACCGCATGCGCCGGAACAGAAAGAAGATGAGGAACCAAGTTTTAGTCGTAAATATCAGGGTCCTCCGACGGTGCAGAGGGAAGGGGTGACAAATGCCTAAGGACATGGAAGGAGTGATGGATGAATATAAGCACGGCAATTTGCATTCAGGGAGTTCTTCTGGCCCTCGTGTTCGTAATCGCAAGCAAGCAATTGCGATCGGGCTCTCCGAGCAGAGACAGGCTGGCAAAAAAGTTCCGCCGAATCCTCACGATGAAATCCGGCATCACTTAGAGCATGCGCGGGACCATTTGCAGGAAGCCTTAGGTCAGACAGGCGGTTCCGACGGTTATTAATCTTCTTCCGTCGGCGGAGAACAGGACGCGCACCTACAAGGTGCCGTTTTCTTATACGCCCGCGCAATTAAAAATCAAACAGTCCAAAGCCCGTTACAAAATTGTCAGAGCCGGAAGAAAGTTTGGCAAAACGACATTGGCGGAACGTATTGCGATGGATTACTTGGGTCCTCCGCGTTCGACAGTGTGGGTCATAAGTCCGACATACAAGCAGGGCAAGCTGATTTCCTGGGAGAAGTTCAAGCGGATCATTCCGCAGGAAGCGATGGGCAAGAAACCGAACGATACGGATTTAATTATCACACTCAAAAATGGTTCTCAATTATTTCTCATGGGTTCTGATGAACAAGATTCACTTAGAGGTCCGGAACCAAATTGTGTCGTTCTGGAAGAGGCAGCCTATCACAAAGATGGCGTATGGTCGAAGGTCATAAGGCCGGGCCTGATGCCGAAGAAAGCCCCTGCTTTTTTTATCACGACTCCGGCGGGGTACAACTGGTTTAAAGATTTGGAAGATGAAGCGCGGAGATTGATTTCACTTGGGGACAAGGACTGGGAAATTTTCCACTTTTCGTGTTATGACAACCCGCATATCTCTAGGCAGGAGATTGAAGATGCGAGGCGAGACTGTGACACCGACGAAATCTGGCGGCAGGAATATTTAGCGGAATATGAGAGCTCAGTGGGCCGCGTTTTCTCAGCCTTTTCGGATTCCCGGCACGTCAAGAAGATTGAAGTTCCCAGCGGGCAATTTGACTGTTACCGCAGTGTGGATTGGGGTATGCGTGATGATACCGCTTGTTTGTGGGGTTTTGTGCGGAACAAAACATTGAATATTTACAAAGAGTATGCGGAAAACAACATGAGTGCTCCGGCACAAGCCAGTGTGATTAAGAATCTGACGACATTCAAAGAAAAAGTGCAGATGACGGCGATTTCGCATGACGCGGCCAAAGAAGATCCGGCGATGAAAGGACTCACGGTCATGTGGCATTTTCGGCAAGCGGGTGTTTCGCCTGTTCGTCCGAGTTCGCGGGACAAGAAGCATAGTCGGCAAATGATTCAGCAGTTACTGCATGAAAACAGACTTGTGATTGACACAGAGAAATGCCCGAAGCTTAGAAAACAGATGTTGTCGTATGAATGGAAAGATACGGCTATGGAAAAACCTGAAGATGCGGGCAACGACGATTTAGTAGATGCTCTTCACTATCTTGTTGAGATGCTTCAGTTTGATTTGTTTCTGGGGAAACCGAAAACCAATGATGAAGATCTTTCCCAGCCTCAGGTCATGGCGGCGATTGCCGCTGAGAAGTTGGAGCAGTTACGGACGAAATTCAAGATGCCAGGAATTTTTAAACCTGCTAGCGAGGGATTAGACATTGAAGATTCGGCGGCTGGGTACGTATGAGAATTGACGAAACCATGACGGGGAGTCCTGGAGCGATTCCAGCTTTAGATAACGGAGGGCAAGATGAATCGGCGGTTATTGCTCCGCTCAAGGGAAAAGCGCATTATGAGATCAAGGAGAAAATCGATTATTGGCATTCGCGCCTGGTCGCCCAGTTGTACCGTTTCAATACTTACGCTGATTTCTGGCGTCTTATTAAACCTCCAAGAAGCGGATCGCTTGATGGTTTTGCTAACCCACAAGTTACAGAAACTACCCGAGCTACAGAAGCTATTGCGACGTTCCTGCATCGAGCCTTAACCAGTGCTCAGCCGAACTTTCAGCTTTTGAGCCATAATCCCCTGGTCAGCCAGGAACAATTATGGAAATCCGAAACTGTTTTAGAATGGCAGAAGACGGTGACACAGTATCCGCGAAAGCTTCTGAAAGCGTTGCGATCTTGTGCTTTGATGGGGACCGTTGGCATTGAAGAACCGTTTGTAAGTAACAAGCCTTATTTTGAAGCTACCGATTTCATTCCCCGTAGTCTTTTGCAGATAGCGTTTGATCCGTTGGCTATTGATATATCACAGTCAGGGTGGCATGGCTTTATTGATTTTGTGACGGAAGATACGCTCAAGCAGTTAGCTGTTAATTCGCCGGATGTTTATGACCCAAAGGTGATTCAGTCTGTTTTAGATTCGGCCAAGCAGTATGGGAATATGACGCCGGAAGTTATTGCCAGGCTGGCGGCGGCGGGATATTACTCTTTTACGGGCGGTCCTACGACGGCCAACGTGAGTCATGTCTTTTATATGGTGACGTATTATGGGCCGCTTGAAGAAAACGAGTTGCCGCCGGGTCAGGAATGGAAGGTGGTGACGATCAATGACTTACACATTATTGCGGCACATCCTTCGCCTTTTAAACGCCGACCTGTCAACTTTGCCCATCTCAATGAGTTTGAATTGGAACCTTACGGTTATGGCGTCGGTCGCGTCGCTGAATCTTTACAACCTGAAATCAATTCGAACCGTGGACGGATGCACGATACGATCACCTTCTCGTTATTTAATATGTGGATTGCCAGTCGGATGGCGAATATCAAGACTTCCCAGCTCCGAATTAAACCCTGGGGAGTTGTGGAAACTGACGATGCTGACGGGCTCAAACCGATACGTCCGCAATTAGAAGGGGTCAATTTCGGGGTGATTCTTGAGAAGTTAATGAAAGACGAATTTCGCGCTACTACCGGGGCCACTGACAACTTACAGGCACTCGTCACTGAAGCCACGGCTACCGAGAGTTCCATAGCTCAATCGGAGGCTGTTCGGCGGCTCTCTGTTATGGCTGAGATCATCGCCGAGCCCCTGGTGCGCGATCATTTATCCAAAATGCATGAAAACAACCAAACGTTCCTTGACCAGCCCTTCTGGATTGCCTCGACAGGCCCGGATTCGGCCCCACAACGCGTTTTTCCTAGCGATATCGCCCAAGATGCTCAAGTCATCATTAAAATCGTTACAGACAAAGATTTCCGGCCTCAGCGCAATAAAGACCTCCTCCAATTCCTGCAAACCGTGACTTCCATCCGAACTGCCAACCCACAATTAGGCCAAGTCAACCTGCTGCCCTTTATAGGCGAATTTGCGCGGAGTATCGGAATTGATCCTAAAACAGTCTTTTTGGCTCCGCCTCCTCCGATGCCTTTAAATCCTGGGGGTGTGCCTGGGCAGGGTGGTCCGCAACAGGCTCCAGGGGGTGCAATGAATCAAGTGGGGAGTGCTTTACAGGCGGCAGAATCGATGCGTGGGAATGCTGGAGAATTGGGTGCGGCGGCGAAAGGGCAATCACAAGTGAGTATGGCGGGAGCGCAACCATGAGCAATAGCGATTATTTTGATTTGACGCAACTTAAAAACAGTGCGGGTTATCAGAAGCTTTTGGCTTTATGGGCGCATGAATATGCGGCCTTAATGATGGGCCTTCAGAAAGCGGCGGCCAAAGGCCAGGAATCGGCGTGGCGGTATTATGCGGGGCAATTAAAAGGGGCTGATTTGATTACGGGGCAGTTAGAACGGGCGTTATTGCAGATGGAAAAAGAGGGCGAAACCAATAATCCTGGAACGGACAGCATTGAGGAATTACTGAACGAAGTCAGAGGAGAGAAGAAATGAAAAAGATTTTAGCTATTCTTTTATTAACAGGTGGGTTAGCTCAAGCGGCTCAGCCTGTATGGTTGTCATCTAATACGGCGACGGCAGATACGACGCAGAATCTCTGTAAAGGTCTTAGTAATGCGTCGGGATTCTTTTCTAATAATCACGGTATTTTTCATGGAGCTTGTATTAATACAGGGGTTGCAGGGACATTGACTATTTACAATTCGAGTGCGACGGCGACAAGTCCTATTGCGGCGATTAATACGGGAACGGCTCAACCCTGTTCACTTTATGATGTGAGTATTTCGAGTGGTTTGACATATACGAATTCAGCAACGGCGAATGTGACGATTTTGTACCAGTGCTATTAGCTCGACGATGGGCGAGACTACTCATCGAATTCTAGGAGGTCCACTAGTCAAATGGACGACACAGTATTAAGCGTCGGAGGAGGAACCACGATTGGTTCTGATTCCGGAACTGCCGTGACTGAACCACCAGAACAGACAACTGGTACAGGGGATGCAGTCCCTGAACAAAAACAGTCTGAGGACGGTCAGGGGCAACCTTCGACCGAAAGTGGCCAGGAACAGACGGGTCAAGGGCGCAAACGCTGGAGTATTCAGGACGAAGTCAAAGAACTGAGAGCTCAGCGCAGGGAATTACGTGAACAGTTAGCGAGTCTGCGGGATTTGCCAGACCAGTTAGCGAATTTGCGTGAAGAACTGAATCGCCGGAATCAGCCTCCTCCTGCCAAAACGCCCGCGAACTTCTGGCAAGACCCGGAAGGCACTCTTGATGCTAAGTTAGAAGAAAAGCTCGAACGGATGCAGAATGCGATGTTTGAGCGATTCGACACGACGAGGGAACAAGAATATGCCAAACAGGCCTTACAGCAAGAAACGGCGTCTGCCGCTGAATTCATTCGTTCTCAGCCAGGCTATCACTCAGAAGATGACGAAGACTTAATCGAGATCATAAACGATAATGGACTTGCGAATTTAGGGCCTACCAAGGCCGCTAATATTGCATGGTCTTTGCTTCAGCAGTCGCGGGGGATTGGCGATAGAAGTCTCGCCAAACGCCAAGCGGCTTCTGTGCAGGGACAACCACCCGGAGTGGGTTTTGGGCGCAAGACATGGAACAAGACGGAATTTGACCAGGCGGTTGATATGGTTGACCAGAAATTGCGTCAGACTCCCAACGATCCGAAGATGAACGAGTTATTTAATGAACTGATGGCGGCTCACAAAGAAGGACGAGTGAGGTAATTTAAAATAAAAAAGGAATTAGCCAATGGCTAATGAAACAGGACTATCAAACGTAGCGGGTTCAGTTCCCAAGCTATGGCGCGTCAAAGCGTTAAAGGCCCGTTACGCAGAATCAAAAGCTTGGAAGTTGTTTGTTAATGGGGTTGAGGGTGACCCTAATGTCAAAGGAGCGATTACGAAGATGGGCGACACGGTCCACTTCCAAATCTTTCCTGTTCTGACGGTTCAGAACATTTCGACGACGGACGGCACGTTCACAAATGATCAAGTTTTGCCGACAGACAAAACGATTGTGATTAACTTGTGGAAAGCTGTTCCGGCGGATTTGGTAGACATCGCAGGGATTCAATCGGTCTTGGATTGGGAAGCGGAATTTGCTGATGCGTTTGGCAAAGCTATTTCTCAACAGCAGGACGTTGATTTATTGAATCTTGTGCAGTCTGCCACTTGGACGAATTCGGTCGGTGGAAGCGTGGCGTTGTCGGATGCTTTGATTCTTCAATCGCAACGTATTCTTGACGACACGAAAATCCCGAAGGAAGATCGGCATTGGGTGATTGCTCCTTCAGCGGAATCTGATGTTTTGGCATTGGACAAGTTTACCTTGGCTAATACTACAGGGTTCTCGAAGGGTATTCAGATAGAAGGAGGCCGGATCACGGGTCTTTATGGAACAGATGTGACGGTAACGCCTCTTGTAAACAATACGGCGAATATTCGTTATAACATTCTGGGACATAAAGAAGCTCTTGGAACGGTTATGCAGAAGAACTTCACGATGGAAAAGTTTGCTCGTGTACGATTCAGCCAGCCCTATGCAGGAAGTGCTCTGTATGGTGTGGCTCAACTTCGCGCCGATCATGCTGTCGTCGTGCAGACTAGCGCTTAATTAAGGAGATAACTAATGAAAAAATTACTTAGTTTAACCCTGATGGCGTTAGGTCTTTTGTTGACCAGTCATCCGGCACATGCGGCGTGGTACAAAGGGGCTCCCAAAGAAGTCTTTGTCTCGTCTTATACGACAGGGGCTGTTTTAGTGACTCCGCTTGTCAGTACGAACGTGATACCTAATGGAGCTTATATGCCTGGTGCTATTTACCAGGTTCAGTTAAGTTCAGGGGCTTCCAGCGAGTATCTCGTGATGTATGACACGACGAATTGTACGGGTCTTACGGCAACGTCAGCGATAGGAAATCTTCCGGCTCAGACATATCAAAATCTGGGACCAAGGATCTTCTATAGTTCGACATCCGCCAATACGACATTCACGTTTGATCCTCCGATCCGGTTTGATCAAGGACTCTGTATCTTTGATTCGGCTGTCACAGGGCAAGCGTCTATTACGTATGAGTTAGGACGCGGCATATCAGGACAATAAATTCAATTTCCCTTGCTTCAGGGTGAACTACTCCGCCCTGAAGCGGGGAATTGTTTTCTTTATGGAAAAGTGCAAACGATGTAAAAAGTATGCGCCTACGCTTCATTACGAAAGAGGCGATTGGGTCTGCCGTCACTGTCGGCAAGTGGGCGACTTAACGGCGTGTCGTTTATTTGAGTATGGCCATGAAAATCCCCAAGATCCAGAAGGCAGTACGGCGCATGTCAGAGATATCAAAGACAGGCGGTATCACCCACAAGAAAAAAGATTGTTCTATTATTCGAAAGAACTTGGGAAAACTTATTTTTTCCCGAAATAAATAGGAGGAATTTATGAGTACAGAGGTGGCAACGGCTGTAAAGAATCTGAAAACGATTGGTACAGAAATCACGCAATGGGAAAATCGGGCTGAAGTGGTTCGAGCGGAACATGACCGCCTTTTACAGGCGCGAGATGCGTTGCAGGCTGAAATACAGCAGAAAACGTCTGATTTCGCTATTTATATGGCCCAGCGTGATTCGGAGGCGAAAGCTCAGCGGACGGAATTGAATGCTGAACGTGAAAAGCTAGCCAAAGATAAAGAAGAATTCCAGGCTATTCTAAAACAGCACAAAACGGAAAGAGATTCGTTAAATAGTGATAAACAACAGTTTGAAATTCAGAAATTGAAGCATGAAGCTTCGACGAAGAATGTCCAGGATTTCATTTTGGCGGTTCGTCGGGCTTCTGGCCTTCTGGGTATTTAAATGGCGGTTTTGGCGTTATCGAATCTGATTCTTTCGACGCGGCGGCTAGTCAATGAAACGGATGCGACTAATAGCCATTTTACGGATTCAGAGATCACGGATTATTTGAATCAGGCCGTGACGTTTCTTGGGACGCAGATGGAATGGCCGGAACAGATTGATACGGCAACAGCCGTTCCGAATCAGGCTTTATATCAGCTCCCAGCGGATTTTATTGAATTGGTAGATGTCTATTTTAATGCTCTAAATCCAGTTCATTTGGCTATTTTGGAACGGGCGGATTTGGGACAGATTAGTCCGGCGTGGCAAACGGACCCTGCTAGTACTCCTCGTATTGCATATCGATATAACAGGAATACAATAGGGCTTTATCCTGTTCCTGATGCTAACCAGACCGATTACACGATCCAGATTGATTACATCTACCTTCCGGCTTCGCTTGTATTGACAACGGATGTTCCGAATCTTCATACGGCCTTTCAGATGGCATTGCCGTTTTATGCGGCTTTTTTATGTGAATCGAAGCTTGGCAACGACAAAAAAGCGGAAGCAGATCTTTCTAATTTTGAACGCCATCGTAAAGTGGTGATGTCGAAAGTTCAGAAATATTCCGATGATCTTCTACGGTTTCGGTGGGGATGGGCATACCCTGAGAGGAATACGTGAGCAGTCCTTTTTCATCGGCTTCTTCTGTGGGCCGTCCGACTTGGTCTATTGGAACGATTCCTGCTGGTAATTTCACGCCTGTTGTTGTGACAGGTATTGTCATTGTTCCTGAGGTTGGATATGGACAGGGAGGATATGGAGCAGGGGGATACGATACGCCTGCTCAGACGATTATTCAAGCGGCGGCAACACCGAATTGGGCGACGGGGTCAAGTCGATGACATCGTCTTTAGAAGATATTAAGTCGATTGATTTAGAGGAATGGTTGACTCTGGCCACGGCTCCTGCTCCTACCAAGCTTAAACAGGGTCAGACGCCCGATATGCAGAATGTCTGGACGGATGAAAAACCAGGGTCTATTATTACGGCTCCTGGGTTCAAAAAAGTAGGTCAGATTCCGTCTGGAAATCCAGTTACTTTTTGCATCAATTTTTTTAGAACGTCAGCAGGAACACAAACGTTTGTGGTATCTGATAATGCAACGGTTTGGACGACCGTTGATTTTCAGACGTTTACCTCAATCATTACGGGTCTTTCTTCTTCTTTTCAGCTTCGTGGGGCTATTATTCGTGACAAACTATGGTTAACAAATGGATCTGATGCAGTACGTGTTTTTAATGGGACAACCGTTTCTGTTTTAGATAGTCCTGAATTGCCAACTGGAATTGTTTTTGAAGGTAATATTTATAACTGGCAATCTTCTGCTGGACAAGTATCTACTGTATCTCCCGCTTTTACAACGGTTGTTTTTGTCGGTGGTGGAACTGCCGGGGCAGAGACTGTTACGGTTGTGGGTGGAACGATCACTATAAAAATTCAGTCGGGAGTATCTACAGCCAATAATATTGTAACGGCTATTGATAATACTCCTGCCGCTGTTGCACTTATTACAGTCCAAACTTTAGGTGGTCAAGGGGCAACAGTCCAAATAGCTCCTAATACGATTGGTCCTTTTGTGGGTGGTTCTCCTAATGCTCCCAGAGGTCGATATATTGCCTATCATGACGAACGAGTTTGGCTGTATCACATTTCGAGTGCTCGTTCTGCTGTCTACTTTTCTTCCTTATCGGATTCCGCTGGTAATGAAATTAATCCTGATGATATTGTGGCTTGGGATACGGTAGATAATTTTTTACAGATATCGGAAGGAGATGCTGATTTTGGGACAGGAATGATTCTGTATCGTGGATATCTGCATTTCTTTAAGCAGTACAGCATTTGGCGGCTAGTGGGATATGATGAATACACGTATAGTCGTGTCAAAACTCGTGCCAGTACGGGAACTCGATTTAATGAATCGATACAGATTCTAGATTCTCTTGTTCATTTAATCGGTGTTGATGGCATTTATGTATTCGATGGCGAAGAATCGGTACGCATTTCCGACATTATTGATCCGGCTACGGCTTCTCAGACGGCATTTGGATTTAATCAACTCCAACAACCTAATCAGAATAATCAATTTTGGGAAGTAACGGCTACGGCAGATTGGAATACTGGAACCATTCCGAGAGATTTGGTTGTTGATGATGCGATTACACTTCAGGCGGCGGATGATTCTCAGGCTGATTTTCAGGCAGGAAACACATTAACAAATATCGATACAACATATAGTCCAGGAAATATTTTATTAACAACAACTTTTTCACCTAATTCAGCTTCTAATCCGAATGTGGCTTTGAATCAAACTGTGGCTGTTATTACGGCAACTGATCTTAGTCAGGTTGGAAACGTTAATTCTTTGACGGATGGCGATTTGGTTACGGTTTATGGTGCGACCATTAATGATGCCAATGGTCTTCTAATAGTTCGGATTACTTTTCCTGTTGCTCAGAATATTTCAAAAATTGTTTTAAAAGGGTTGCAAGAAAACAATGGAGTGGCGCTCAAGTTTTTTTATAATTTTAATACTCAACTAATTCCTAATTCTGGAAGCACTGGTTTTTTACTTGGGAGTAAATGGATTATTGGCAGTCAAAGTGCAACAGATGTTACTTTTTTCACCCCAGATGTTTTAGCTACTTCTTTAGATATTTATTTTTATCCTCAAGCGGTTCCTGGTACCTTCACTTTGACTGAAATTCAAGTATTTCAGGCTCTTTATTCATCTTCAGGAACTTTTATTTCTAGAACGCTTGATCTTGGCATTACACCTGCTTCTTTAGGCACTTTTAACGCTACGGAAACATTAAACGGTGAAACAACAGCTTATTCTACGCAATCATCACCTGATGGCATGACATGGGATGCGGCAGTATCTTGTACGAATGGGGGCGCGATAGGGTCAGTTCCAAGACGGTATTTACGATGGAAAGTTATTATGACTTCGGACGGATTAAATACGCCTGTTATTAGTGCGGCTTATCTTCCGGCTGTTTACGTTTCGGCGATTCATAATACAGGCGGTGGAATTTTCGCGTGGGGACCTCTTGAAGCGGTCAATTTTTTAGCGGCTCAAACAATAAATTATTACTATCGGGCGGCTATAACATCAGGGGGAGTGAGTGCGGCATCTTGGAATTTGATTGTCCCCGGTGGTGTTATCAATGTCTCAACAACTCTTCAATATATCCAGTTCAAAATTGAAATTTCAGGAGGAAGCGTATCGAATCTCCCTAGTATAACAAGCGTTACGATCAATTGGATAACAGGGAGTGCTGGCCAACCCCAAACGCTTCAAAATGTGGCTTCTACCTATTGGCGGAATCGTTATTGGCTTTCGGCGGCGGGACCTAGTGCGACGGCGAATAATTTGATTTTGATTCGCGGCAAAAAAACGTTTAACAGTCCTTGGATGCTTAAAGATTGGAAAATCTTATCGTTTACGCGCTATTTTGATTCTCTTTATGGCGGCTCTAGTGTGGATGGATCGATTTATCAATTGGATACGGGGTACTCTGAAAATGGTGTGGCGATGGATTCCCATTTTGAGACGCATGATTTTACGTTTGGCGGGTTTACGGCTAATTTTGTTGAAGTTCTTGTCGAGTCTCAGCGGTCTGGGCCTTGGAAGTTGAATGTTGGAGTTTCTATTGATGGTGGCAATACGTTTGATACATATACGGTGGATTTAACGCCTTCTACATTTGATTCTGAATATATCAAGCGTATTCATATCAATTATACAACAACTCGAATTCGGTTCAAATTTAGTACTGCTGGTGTGGATACACCTTTTGAAGTGCATCGATTCATTGCGTTTTATCAATTATCGGGAGCGCGTGGCTCTATTCGTGGAGATTACATGTGACAAGTCCACTTCCTCAACCGGCGGCTCCGAAATCCAGTACATATCCAGATGATCCGTCGATTGCTACCAGTTTCTCGGATTTGCAGAGATTTTATCAGCCTCTGTCCATAAAAGTATCCAATAATAGCCCTCCTATTTTGAATAAAGACATCAAAGAAGGACAAATTATTCTGGACAAGACTACATTACGAATTTACATAGTGGTTGATAAAACGCTTCGTTATTGGAGTTTAACTTAGTTAGGAGATATTATGGCGGGTGGATTATTCGCAACGGGCGCACCGACGACTCTTGAACAATCGTTAAGTGGTCAAGCTCAAAACCAAATTGCACAGTCTCAGGATGCTTATACACAGAATCGTAAAAGATTAATTGCCGATCAGGCGGCGGGTGGTCAGTTGATGGGGGGCACAAAGAATTATGCCCAAACGGACTTGGCTACCGGAGAAGCCAATAACGAATCTAATATTTATTCTGGACTTGGAAATGCTTTGGCTGGGATTCCTGCTGAAGATACTTTAAACCAAGAGCAATACAATCAGAATCTCCAATTAGCTCAATTGATTGGCAATCTGAATAAACCAAGTTCGTTACAGGAAGCTTTGGGTGCTTTTGGCACGGCTACTCATATTTTCTGTGGCGGCTATGTTGAAAATGAATGTGAAGTCTTTGATAAAAAGACAGGAGAACGTGGCATTATGGCAGAACGTGGTCCTGAGCTTATTATTCGCCTTGATACTCTTGGCCTTACTAAAGAGGATATTGAGAAACTCGGATTAAGAGGACCGATGGCGGGATTTGATGTCAATGGAATTACCGACGATCAGATCAGGGCATTGATTAAGCTTGGCTTGAGCCGGAAGGAGACTTTATGAGTGTCGGAAGTGCGAATCAGACAGCATTAACTTATCTTCCTACGGCATTGTCTGGCGGAAATCAGAATCTTGGTAATAAAATTGCTGATCCTCTGAATATTTTCGGCTGGCAAAAGAATAATATCCAGATTCCTTATTCGACGGGTCCTGCGACTCAAGCGTCTGGCGTGGGGTTGAATCCGACTTTAACAGATGTTTTGGGTGGTATAGGAAGTACGCAACAGGGCAATATTGGATCTACTTACAATAATCTAAGGACTCAGGCCAAAGGAAATGGTGCAACTCCCGCAGGAATTGCCCCTGGAAGTTATGCGGACCAAAGATTTACGACAGGCCAGAATCTGGCCAATCAGAATTTGAAAGCAGGGCTAGGCGGTGTTCTGGGGAATGAAGGGTATCAAAGCTGGAAAAACCAGCGTGATTTCAATCAGAATATGGCTTTGGCTAAATATACAGGGGCACTTAATAAACCCAGTCTTTTGGAACAGGCATTAGGTGGCTTGAGCGGGGGGGCTCAAGTTGGAGGAATGGTATCTGCTATGAGAAAACCTAAATCGCAGGGGACTTATTATCAGCCGACTTCTGATCCGAATTATGGGTATTACAATTCTGGCGGTAGCGGTTTAAATCTTTATGGTAACTAGGAGACAATATGCCAGCTAGTGATGCGTTATTCCAGGCTCTTGCTCAGGCTTTGAGCCAGCCTTCTCATGCTTATCGGGCCGCCCAGGCCGGACTTTCTATTCCTGCCAGTTATGAATCAGGATATTTAAATCAGAAGGAATTCCAGCAGAAACGAGATCAATATCGGATGATGAATACTAAGCTTGGCGATGTCTTTCCTCCTGGTCAAATTCCTGGTGGCCTTAGCCCAGATCACTCTGTTGCTGATTTAAAGCAATTAGTTGATATTTTGCCTTATACTCGTAGTCCTGTAGCGGATCAGATTGGCAATGAATTGGCAGGGAATCAACAAGGGCAAATCGCTTCGGTTCCTTCGTCACCACCATCACAACCTACACCACCGTCGCCTTCTGCTCCGGCCCCTACTATAGCTTCTACTTCGATGGCTCCTATTCCTGGGGCTGAGAATCCAGCACCACCGCCAGGATCGACTAACCTTTCTGCTATTCAAGGGGCTGGTGGCGGTGCAAGTGCGAATCTTCCGCCAGGAACATCTCCTACAGTTCCGCCTGGGCCTACTTTTAAAGGCATGTCATATATGGATTTGCAGAGGTATGGTCCTTTCTTAAATGATATCCGTCAAGGTCGGCAATTCCAGCAGGGGCAAACTAACGAAAATGAACGGGCTAGACTTTCCAGGGAACAGCAAGAGCGTAATTTTCAGGAAGCGCAACAGAATGAAAAGAATCGGACGATGGCTGGAGAAACAGCAAAAATTGCGCCAAGTTTAACGGAAGCTGGAACGATTCAGGATGATATCAATGCTCTTCTACCGCTTTATAAAGGCTATGCACCAGTTCCTTTCGCAGGAACAGCATTAGCGAATATAACTGCTAAATCAGGCAGTTCTACGTTTGGTACTCCGACAATGCAGGCTGGAAAGCAGATCCAACAAATTGTTCCTGCTTTATCTGCAAAGGTCAATTACTTATTGAATAAGCGTTTCAATAGCGGTGAAGCGGCGATGCTTCAACAGCAAGTAGTTCCAAATGCTTCTGATGACGAACAAAATGCTAAACAGAAAATAGGGAATTTGCAACGTTTGACGGCTGTCATGCAGGGTGGCGATATTAATGCTTTGAAGATGGTGGCGAGTGCTATCGCTGGACAACCGGTCAATCCTGGTCTTCCTAGTTCAGGCGGATCTGCTCCTATTCAAGCTCCTTCAAATAGCACAATTCCTCCTGGGCAAATTGTAAATGTTCGCACTTCTGATGGTGTTGTGCATAAAGTTCCTGCGGCGAATGTAGGACGTGTCAAACAACGCGATCCTAGGGCTCAAGTAATGTAATGGCTATTGATATTTCAGATCTTGAAGTTCCTATAGCACAACAATCTATATCAAAAGGAATTGATATTTCTGATTTAGAAGTTCCTGCTACAAACAATGCTGAACGAATTGAACCTGGAATATATGGGGAAACCGATCCTACAGGCCAAAAAATTCTAGAGAATTTTGGACGTGTTGCGGGCGGTTATGGATTGGGATCATTAGCGGCAACAGGAGTTGTCAAAGCGGCAGATTCCACTTTAGGACAAGCTATTTTAAATTCTCCCAAGGCTTTATCGCCTCAATATGATGCTTTGCATGAGGCGGCTGGAATTTCAAAGGATTTGCCTGTTCAAAGGGGTACTTCTTTAAGATTTCCTAATTTAGCTGGACAACCTACTTCTACTCCTCCTACTTTTGCTCCTGCGATAGCTCCTCTTACTTATGCCAAAGATCCAAATACACTATTGAATATTGCTAGAGCAAGAATGGAAGGACTTGGAGATAGGCTTTCTCCACAAGAGTTAAACGATTACAAAACTCTTATAGGTCAAATGATTGACACAGGAAAGGTAGGAGCAGGGAAACCGTTAGCTATGGCATCTCAATTAAGAGGACAAGCATCTGATTTGCTTAATAATCGGGTGGAAGGATTAGCTGAACTTAATAAAGTCTATGCTCTTTCAACTAAACTTAGAAATCCATCTCAATTTCTTCCTGATGCAGTTCAGGCTGGATTACAAAAATATGGTCCGTGGTTTGTAAGGGCGGCGGCAGTAAAACTTGGACTGGATGCTTTTTAAAGAAAAATGAATTTACAAAATGCGCCTAAACAGAACCAAAAGAATAGGTCAATAATCCAATATGTGATTCGCATACTTAAGCCTACCGCTTCTAGTTCATTCCGTCAATGGTCCAAATGGCCCAAAGTAGGGATTTATGCTTAAAAAGGCCATTTTTGGCCTGTTCCTTGGCCTTCTAGCGAGTGTTTGTCATGCCGGAAACACTCCGACAACTCGCGCTGGCATTCTCAAACCTGCAATTAATGATCTCAATTGGGGAACTACACTGAATACTGATTTCGATATTATTGACGCTTCAATGTGTGTTCAAGGAGGGGCCAACACATTTACAGCGGTTAATACCTTTAATCAACCTGTTTTGATTGGAAATTCTCAACAACTTCAATTTTACGATCAGTCCACGCATTATATAGGGTTTCGAGCTTCCAATACTGTAACTACGACAAATTTTGTGTGGCCATCCATAGATAGTTCGTCTGGAAGTGTTTTGCAAACGGATGGAGCTGGAAACCTATCATTTGTATCACCTGGGGGAGCTAGCACACTTTTGAGTTCCAATAATTTTTGGACTGGAAACAATCAATTTGGAGTTTTTAGTGCTTCTTCCGGCACTTTTACAAATTATTTACAGGTTAACAATGGAAGCCATTTGCGTCTCTTTACGGCAGATGGAACTATTTCTACCGATTTAGCAAATAGCGGATCAGGAGGAATTTCTTCTCTTGATTTTTTTGGGAGCGGAGCAGGATCTTCTTTTATTTTTTCTAATGGTGATATTTTTCAGGCGGGGTCTTACAAAGAATATTTCGGATCAAATCAGACAACTTATATAAATAATTCTGATGGCGTTGGAAATACACTTTATTTAACAGGATCTACCAATGTCGAGATTGCTTCTACAACACTTCTTCTGGATGGATCTAATGCAAAGATTAAGCTTCCAAGTTTATCTAACACGATCTTAGCGACAGATGCCAACGGGGTATTTATTAGTACGACAGTTAGCGGAGGAGGATGCGGAGCTGGAACTTGTATTCAAAATACTTCTTCCCTCCAATCTGGCGCGACGTTCTACGTATCGAGCGGGACTGTCAATGGAACATTTATCGTTTCTTCTCCGAATCCAGCGGGAGGATCTTTCCCTAGCACGACTACCATAACAATGACTTCACCGAACAATAGCAACAATAATGGAGTTATCAATTTCGATGCTTTAACAGGAACTGTTTTGCCTGAGTTGGACATCATTATTTCGTCTGGCCCTTATCCTTTTGCGGGGAGTGCTAGCCAATCTCTTTCTCTTAAAGGACATACAAGTGTTGGGGGTTGTGGCAATGGTCTGACTTACGGCGGGACCTGTATTACTTCGTCTGGAGGTACTTCCACTTTTGTAGATAAGGCGACTATTAGTAATCAATGGGCTTGGACAAGTCCACAACCTTCGACGTTTACATACGGTCTTGCCGTTGGCAGTCTTACGGCTACAGGCGTCGGCAACCTCTCCGTCACCGAAAACGGTCTGACGGGGCAAGTGGTGCTTTCCACGGCCGGAACGGGCGTGACGGTTGGCCATTTGGCGGCCTGGGGATCGAGCATGACGATTGTGGATGGCGGTGCGGCAGGAGGGGGTGGAACTCCGGGGGGATCTTCAGGTCAGATTCAATATAATAATGGTGGTGTTTTCGGTGGGCTGAATTCGTTTGTAACAGCTTCCAGCGTCACGTTTTTTGGATCTTCCGTCACTTTCAGAAATCTTCCTACTACGAGTCCTAATACAAATACATTCCCAGGATTCTTTGATATTTTCGATAGTTCTCCGACGGCTGTACCAGTAGGAACGCGACTGTTTACACTAGGCAGTTCCGGGCTTGTGGATCAGGTCCAATTCATTCAAGGACAAGATTCTATCTTCAATTACGGTGTTGATCCTGGGGGTTTAATTCTAGGAAATGCCTCGACTCCGTACACCGTAGGGACGAATCAATCTTCTAATAATTTCCTTGATATCTATGATGGGCAAGGCGTTACGGGGGAAATGTCATTGCAGACAGGAGCTCTTGCCACTAGAGATATTGTTTTCCTTCCTCAAACCGTTGAAACGGTTCATATTTCATCAAATTCTATGGTCGTTAAATCCAGCATGGCCGTTACTAATTCTAACGGGAAATACGTGGTTGCCGTTGGGACAAACGGAGTAAGCGGACTATTTTCTTTAGACATCTCAACAACGGGGCACTTGAATTCTCAGGCTGTCGTAGGAGCGACCGTCACGGCCTGCGGGACCGCCCCTAGTTTTGTGGGGTCGGATATTGCGGCCACCATTACGACAGGAAGCGGATCTCCGACGACCTGCAATTACACGTTTGCTAAACCATACGGGAACGCGCCGACGTGCGTGGCTTCCGATACTATCGATACCGCCGTTGTCCAGATTACGAGCGTGTCGAATGCGACAGTGACGATGGCATTCAGTGCGGCCTTAAACAGCGGTAAGATTTTCTTAATCTGTATCGGAAGCGACTAAAGTGAGGTGGCTATCTCTCAGTCTCATATTCGTTTCGGCGTCAGGATGGGCCGTTGCCCCTGTTGTCACGCCCGCCACTCCTGTTGTTAACCAAGGCGCAACCCTCCAATTCTCTGAAACGCAAAGCGAAGCCGGGACATGGGCCTGTTCTGCCACTAATTCAACAGGCGGCGTAACGGCTTGTTCCGGGAGCATCAATTCAGGCACCGGGCTTTATACCGCTCCTTCTTCCGTGACCGCTCAGCATGTCTACGGCGGGGTTCAAATCGGCCCCAACAATGACGTATTTAACACGCGCATCGATACCCTCCCGATCAATGCCAATAACACGCTTTATTTAAACACCGCCAATCTGTTTGGAACAGGCCCTAGTTACGCGACCGACTTCCCGATGAATTTCGTTCTACCGACCGGGTCTACTTCTTCGTTGCATTTTCATTACACGCCGTTGAACAACGGAGCTTTCGAAGTCCCGGCATTCCCGAATGCTAGGGCAGAACATGGCTGGTTTAGCGCGTTGCAGAATACCTCTCAGGACCATCACGTGATTATGGTGGATACCGTAACGGGAAACTTCTCGGAGTTTTATCAGTTCTATCCGAACTGCGTGACGACAGCGGCTTCTGTTACAGGGAATATAGCGAGTCTCACCTGTACGGAGAATCCCACCACTAACGAATTCCTTGTTGGCAGTAGTGTGACCGTCGGCGGGTTTACAGGAGCAGACACCTATTTTAATGTGACCAACACGAGCGTTACGGCGGTGACATCCACGTCGATCAGCTTTGCGTTGTCCCATGCCAACGCTTCAGCCTCAACGAACGGAAGCGCAAGCAAGAATACAAGCGATGCAACAGGTCTATTTAACTCGGCCAGCGGAATTGTTTATGGGAGTATGACTTACGTTCTTCCAACCAACAACACGACCGATGCGGCAGGGATGGAATTGCAACCGATGATCCTTGGCCTTCAGGAACTAGAGCAGGCGGTTGCTTCGGGCGGTGAGATTAAACACGCCATGCGAAACACCTTTGCTCTAGGAATCGAGGCCAGTTCCAGCACATGGCCCGCCACAACGTTTGCCGTTGATCCTGGAACAATTCCGTTTGGGGCCAGGATGCGATTGGACGCGACGGTTGATGAGTCCACGTATACGGCGATTGGGAAGGTTCTCATCAAGCAGTTAAAGCATTACGGGACGATCAATTCCGATGGCGGAATCAATTGGACGATGAACGGAGAATTTACGAGGTGGCCGAAGGCATATTATGATGCTCTTTCGGAGATTTCTAATGCCAATCTGGGTCCCCGGATGCAGTTTGTGGATTCGTCTGGCATGATGGTTTCGACCTTTTCTAGCCTTACGAAGTACAACCGCGAACAGATCACCTTTACGCGCACGTCTGACAGCGCTCAAGCCTCTGTCGATATCGCGTTGATGGGTCCGGCGGTCAATTTCGCTAAAGATCAGATGAATATCATGGCGGGGACTCCGGCGCAACAGTTAACCGTTCTTAATAACTACGGCGGGTTTACTTGTACGATGAATCCTTCGACAGGGACGCTGACAAGCGGATGCCTCTACACACCTCCGGCCAATCTTTTTGTGGCAACTACTACGATCATCACGGCCACCAGCATCGTCAATTCTTCAGCGGCGGCTCAGATGACGTTAACGGTATTTCCTTCGACAGGGATCTATGTGATTCCTTCTAAGACAGCGGATTATGTGGACACCAAAGGCAATACGTGGTCGTCACGGGCGGGATTGACTTACACGCCAGACAATCAAGGATGTTGTGCATGCGACAATTCAGGAAGCTTTTCGGGTGGGGATGTTGCTCTTTGGAATTGCGTGGTGGGAGTCAGTTCTTCATTTCCGATGGATACGCATTTAGACTTTACGGTCCCCAATGGAACGTATCAGGTGATTTACCATTACGGAACCCAGAACGCTATTGGATCTCAATTTATTAAGTACTCGGTCGGATCGAGCGAAATCTCTTCGAATCTTGACCCGTCTGCTTCGGCGGGTGGTCAGTTTAAGTTGTTTACATCGACCAATACGACTGTAACAAACAACCAACTACAAACAGCCGTATGGACGATGAACGATCAGGGGGCTCCTGTTTCATCTTTATCTGTCGTTTTAATATCATCGGGATCGGTTGTTAATCCAACCTCCAGGACTTTGAATGGATCTTGCACAATCACTGGAAACGCGACGGTGCAATAATGGGCGCACAATTTCTTTATCCAAGGATGCAGATCTTATTGACAGCCCCGGTTTCTTTTTCAGGGGCCGGAGATAATACGATTGTTGCGGCCGTTGCTTCGACTAGGATCGTAGTGGATCGTATTTTTCTAGTTGTAGCGGCGGCAACAAATTTGACATTTAAAGACGGAGCGGCTACAGCATTATCGGGAGCTGTTCCGATGGCGGCTAATGGAGGTCTTACATTTGATACGACTGGTGAACCCTGGTTTACGACGACTCTAGGAAATGCTTTTATTATTAATTCCAGCGCGGGAATTCAGGTGAGTGGACAAATTTACTATCACTTAACCACATGAAAAGAATAAACTTTTTTATTTTTTTGTTTTTCCCTTCTATTTGTTTTTCATCGGGAATTTATAATCCGGGTTCCGGAAGTGGAGGCGGAGGCGGAGGTAGCGGCATTGTCTCACCAGGAACGTTTACCTGGACAAACGAGTTTGGTGTTCATGTTAGCACCCTTGATTTGGATGTTTCCACTTCCACAGGTGGCTGGATCACTCAGAACGGCCAGCGGTTTATCAGTAGCTTTGGAGATAATTTCTTTTCAGAAGGGACCGGCACTCCATCCGGAAACCTTACTCTTACAGGTTCATTCAATGTCGCTATCGGAGATAATGCTTTAGTTTCGCTAACATCTGCTTCCGACAACGTAGCTTTAGGTCACAATGCCTTGGCTAATACTACATCAGGGGGTGGTAATTTTGCCGCTGGATCGGCAGCATTGTCGCATAATACGACGGGAACCGGGAATGTAGCTTTTTTAGGGGATCTTCAATCGAATTCGAGTGGAATCAATAATTTGGCTATGGGAAGTTCATCGTTAGTCAGCAATGTTTCAGGTTCTTACAATGTTGCAATGGGTGCCCAAGTAATGAACGCAGAATCTACTGGAAGTGGAAACGTTGCGGTAGGCGGAGGCTTGGATTCTATGCAGGATGGACAATTAAACGTCTCAATAGGATCTGTTTTGGGAGGTCCTTTTACTTCTGAACAGCATGGAAGTAATGACGTAGGAATTGGAACGAATGCTTGTACTCTTATAAATACAAGTCAAAATGACAATACGTGTATAGGCCATAATTCAGGGACGGGAACAGGGTCCATCTTTGTTTCTTCGACGACTCAATCAACCAAAGATACTCTCGTTACTTTTATTGGTTCTTATGCATCTCGTGCCGTTGATGTTTCAACAGCAACAGCCTTAAATAAAATCACCGCAATAGGATATAACGCTAAAGTGGGATGTTCCAATTGTATGGCTTTGGGGGGAACTGGTGTAGATGCCGTCAATGTAGGGATTGGAATAGCACATCCTGCTACGAGCCTTCATATTAGTTCTGGAACTTTACAAATTGATGGGAACGTGAGCCCAGCTATTCAAATTTTCGGATCAGGAGCGCCGCCCAATTCTTTTGCTTTATGTCTTTTAAATGGGCAACTTGGGCATTGTACTACGGTTGTTGGAGCGGCCGGCGGGTGTACCTGCTCAGTTCCCTAGGAGGGTTTATGAAAAAAACGTTACTGCTTTTATTAATGACTTCGCCGCTCTTAGCGGCTCCCAAATCAATTTCACCTGGTGTGGCCGTTGATTCGGATACGTTGGTTTCGACTCAACTGCAAGTCCGCCAGATCATAGATACTTGTCACCAGATGGAACAGTATATTGGCCATACCTCCGACATTATCCAGAAGAACTTTGTCTATACGGTCCCAGGCAGTTCAATCAAGATTCCAATTGACACGGCAACAAAAGCCGCGATTCAGGACGGTCAGCGGTATCTTGACTTGAAGAACCAGTTGATTCAGGAAGTAAACCAATTGCCGTGACCGAAGAAGAACTTAGAGAACGCGTCATTCGTTTGGAAGAACAACTCAAAGCATCTTCTGAAGCTTTGACTATTGCCCGAAGAGATATTGACCGGCGACTCGAAACTATGAATGAATTGAGAGCTCAAATTAATACGGAAAGATCAATTTATCTTACGCGAGAAGAATATTATGCTAAACAAGATACGATGAACCTTCAGATTAATGGCCTTCAAAAATTCCAATGGTCCATTACAGGGGCTCTTTTGGCCTTTCAAATACTCATTGGATTAATCTTGCATTACTGGAAAGGATAAATGAAAGCATCTCTCGATCAGAATTTTATTCGCATCAAAGACATTACCCTTGTTTTGACGATTCTTGGACTTCTGGGAACGCTCTGGAAGTATTCCGGTCTGACGGAAATTAAGGATGCTATTAATATCCACACGACGCAGATTGCGGTCATGCAATCTCAGTTTGCGGATATTAAAAGTGACTTAGAAGAAATCAAGCGCGGAACAAAAGCGATCAAAAGCAATACGGCCAGCATCAAAGAAAATACGGGGGGCTAATGAAATGGTGGCTTATTTTCAAGATCGATCTCGGGAAAACCATGAAGACGCAATCCTACGGCGAGTGGTGGCATAGCCAACTCTTATGCCCAAAATGCCTGATTCATGCCGATCGTCATGAACTGTGTCATGCCCAGAGATGGGCCGATGGCCTTTATAAAGTGACGTGCCCTCGATGTGCGTTTTATATTCTGACAGAGTCGTCAACAGGGATGACTAAATAATGGGAAATTTTAAGTTTTTTAGCGATGAGGAAGTTGCAGGACTTCAAGATAATCTTCCTGCCATGCTCGATCAAGCCAGAGGAATAGCTGGTGTACCATTCATTTTGACGGCTACCACGGGAGGGCCACACTGTGCAAATTCGGCGCATTATAAAGGTTTGGCAGTGGATATTGGTCTTGGACATCTCACTGAAGGTTTTGAACGGGACACCCAAAGATGGTGTATAATGAAAGGGTTATATGCGGCAGGATTCAAACGAATCGAAGATTGCCCACTCCATATTCACGTTGACATTGGAGAACCGCCAGATTACCCTTCCCCTACTTCTTGGATTGGAACAGACTCGTGAATGAGAATCGCCAATCCGACATTACGACATCTCAAAAAAAGGCTGAGAAAATTACAACAGAAAACTCAGGCCGTCGCATTTATAAGTTGTCGTCACCCTTTCCATCTGTGGGTGTTTGGATCATGCGCTGGATCACGATGTCTGTGTGGAGTATTAAGTCATGTCGCAGGAAGACGCAGACCGCGTTCGCAATCTGTGCGTTTATTCTGTGGTGCGGACATCCAGTCTGGTCCGACTCCGGCTACAACGTCGTGCAAATGTCAACAGCGGCCCCTACCGGGACTCAACTCAACTTCCTGAACGCGATTTCCGCTCAGTTTGATACTGAAATCGTTCCGAACCCTGACGCCAGCAATACCTACGCCGTTAAAATATTTGGTCCTAATCCAAACTATCAGGCTCCTGCGCCCCCGCCGACGACACTTGAACAGGCGCTCTCTTTAGGGTCAACAGTCTATGTTTATGGGTTTGCCGGAGGAATGAATTATCAGCAGAACAATGAGATAAAATGCGTTAACTTTGTGGATACTCTATGCGGAACAGCGACATCTTTTATGCTGACACAGACCAGTTCGTCAACATTTGACAAAGCGACATGTGAGGATGTGTCTAACACCATTATCAATCAGCTGTATCAATTGTCTGTCTCAACTCCCTCATTCTTACCGCCGACAGGACCCTAATATGAATTCATGGGAATTTTTTTTACACTTTGAGAAAATACTCAAACGAATCGAGCAGACATTGCTCGAAATAAAACAAAGGGAGATACTCATCATGTCCCAGCTCGATGACTTAAATACTGCCATTAAGAACGAAGACGTAGAAGTCACGGATATCCTCGCTTCCATCACAGCGGTAGCGGCGGATATTACAAAGCTCAAAGCAGCCGTAGCGGCTGGTGCGACCCCGGTGGATTTGACCACTCAAATCACGGCGGTTCAAGCGCATCTGGCTTCTTTGGTGACCGGCACACAGCAGTTGACTGACGCTGACAAAGCGGCGAATGCCTGAGTTGGGATCATAAAGGGAGTGCCGCTCGTAGTAGGGCCTCCCTATGAATCTTAATCCTTCTTTTGATTCTGTTGCTCAGACAGCTCATGCCGCCATAGGCGCAGGAATCTTTGTTGCTATTCCAGTTGCATTGTGGGCCATCCATCCCCAATGGAACTTCTGTTACGGCCATCCGAAACTGGTGGGAAACTTTATTGGGCATGTCTATGCCGCTATAAAAGAGTTTGTTTGGGACGAAGATATGGAAGATGCTGTTACGCGAGGAAGCAACTGGCGTGATTTCATTTTCTATTGCTCTGGAATGTGGACAACTGATCTCATTCTATGGGTTTGATTGACGAGATAAAACTGCTGTTCAAAGTAAAGGAGGACGTTATTCAAATGGGACAAATAAAGGCAGGATTCAAAACTTCCGAATTTTGGGTAACTCTTTTGTCCAACGTGATAGGTATTCTCGGAGTCATTAAAGGCGTCGTCCCGCCTCAGTATGCGCCATGGGTGGTGGGAGCTTTGACAGTTCTGAATTCCGTCTACACGGTCGCCAGAACATTCGTTAAACAACAAGCGCCTATGACAGCGACAACGGTGGTAGGTCCGGCGACTGTGACAACCACAACGACTAAGCCGTAAAGGAGATGTCATGAAATACCTCAAAAATGAAGATGGACTGTTGTTCTTGGTGTTGGCGGTGATCGGAGCGGTGGCTGTGATTATCTACGTCGCACATCGTATTTAAGGAGGATTCAAATGATAGAAGCATTCGTAGGAATATTGCTCATCTGTGTTGTTGCTGGCCTTTTCTACTGGGCTATCGGAGCACTTGGAACCCCGGACCCCATCGCCAGATTCGCTAGAGTTGGGATCATCCTGATTGCCGCGCTGTTTATCATCTATCTTGTATTTAGCGTTCTTGGTGGTGGACATATGGGTTGGGGCCACGGAATCGGCGTACACGTCAACTAGGAGGATATAATGAAAAACATTCGATTGTTACCGTTGTGGATTATCGTAGTGGTCGGGATGTTCTTGGTGTCGTATGTCACGTCGGTCCATGCCGCAACAGCCAACACGACGACTATGTATGCACAGATTGGTCCTTTATCGCTTCCAGTTCCCTGGGACATGATGAACGCTGTATATCTCTACGATATACCTCAGCACATATCGGAAGTAGGCGGCGAGATGGTGTTTGCACAACTGAAAGTGGGTAGTTACAAGAATAACCCCGTAGAGTTGAACCTTACGGGCGGCGGCGTGATAATCCCCAATTCCACAGCGATCGGGACAGGGTTTGCAGGGATGGACCTCATCCTTCCAAACATTATTCCCAGCTTAGCTCAATTGAACGTCATTCAGCCCGGACTCTTTGGCGGGTATGTTCTGAACCGTCATATGTGGACTTTCGGAATTAAGGCCGCGATAAACGTATTCAACGGACCAGGGATCTAACTCTTCTCCCCTCATAATGACCCCTATGGGGGGAACTATTTAATCTTTCGCGCTCTGATCTGTTCTCCCAGATAGGATATCCCGAGACGCATACTATTCTTATCCGCGATACTGGCCGCTTCTTCTATGGCGGCATTATAAGTTTCTTTTCGGACGCGCTCGATCTGGTCATCTACAAAGTGTCGCAGTTTTGCACAGAAGGATTCCAGGTTGTCAGGATTCATTTATGTAATTTCCTGGTGTTGACGCATCGGTGACAATTACAGCCATTGACGGGACATCGTTTATGGCTCCTGTGTTTCAGATGCCAAGCTTTAAATACATTCTTCTTAGGCTTTGGAAAGTAAAACGACTTTGAAACAGACATATTCATGTCGGGATCTTGGTTCATTACGAAGACCTTCTGTCCGATACTGGCTTTCGTTTAATCCAGATAGGATTATCCCGCCACATCAACGGAAACTTCTCCCACCCGATTTCGGGGTTCTGAGGATGAGGTCCGATCCATACTCGTGCGCCAGGGCTGTTCTTTTGAATGAAATCCCGTAGTTCTTTGAGTTCTTTTACTTTTGGATTGACAGGTAAAGCCAGTGCTATGACAAGAAAGGCTTCTTTTATCATCAGATGATTCGCCAATGGCCTTTCAAACACCGATGGATCATCCAAGGACCAATTTTCCAGATATTCCCTGGATCAGCGATTCTGTGATGAATTGGGCACTTTGGACAATCTGTCCAGCGACGCCTGTCCATTAGCGCGTAAACCCCCACATCATCATAAGACTCCCAATAAATCCGACAATTAGACCAATCACTTTCTCGTTCATAAACCACACGCTTTGCGCCAGGTCTGAGAGGGCATATCCCATACACAAGCGCATCCTCGTGGATTAACTATCGGGCTGCCACAAAACACACATCGTTTCAGTTTTGCTTTTTTCTTCTTCATTTCCCCTCCGGTGAAGGTCATTTCTGCGGCACTCCGCCATTCGGAATCGTCTTGCCGAGATCGTCTGAGGCGGGCGTTATCACAGGTTCAACAGCGACTCCCGGCATATCCGCATGGACCCCTTCGGCCTCGTAAGACGGCTTACCGCTCTGGGGTGGCTTCTCATCTGATGGGAGAATCGTCGCATCGACATCGACGGCAGGCTTAGGGTCTGCGGCACACGTTCCTTCGTAATCAATATAGCCTTTGTCGCAAGCGAAGATGTTAACGGATAACAGCAAAACAAGAATCATTGTTTTTTTCATAGCTATTCCCACCATTCCAAGACTAAATTCTGATCTCGATCTATCGGGGCAATTCCGTCAATTTCAATAGGGCTTACTTCGCGTCCATCTCGCATTTTAATCTGGACCATATTTAAGCTGATTTTGCATCGCCCAGTCCCCAATAATACACGCCTTCTTTTTTTACCTTTGGATTTGAATTTTTTCATGGTTTCTCTACCTCCACAATCCTAAACCTCGGATCATCACACACAAATCGCATAAGAGGACACCCCTCTGTGACGCAGAATTCGGCGTGGCCATTGAAGTAAACGCCATCACCTGGACAATTCCGCTTTTCCCAGTAGCCTATGGCATCCAGTCGGAACTGTTTCCAGTCATGCTTGTGCATTTGTTTCCCGATGAACGACAATTCCGTCTTGTAGAATAAACTCTATTTCTCGGAGCTGATACATTTTCCTTTTTCCTTTCTTGCCGCGCAGGACCCACGACCAGATGAAGAATCTGTTTCCGGCTCTGATCCAGATATGCAGATGCGGATTGGGAGGAATCGTCTCCCCTTTCGACCCGACATAGCCTTCGAGAATTTTGCGAATATGTCTGGAACAGTCCTCCCCAGTTGCCTGTATCCCGACAACGCCTTGCAGATCGTCTCGAATTCCAACCAGGTCAATACAGTTATAAAGGTCTTCCCGCCTTTTAGTGTATGGGTTGTACGGCTTCTCGACGATCCAGGTGTCATATCCCTGCCTTTTGAGTTCTTCACGAGATTTCTGTAAGCTGAACGTCTGAGACATCAGAAAGGAATATCATCGTCCGCTTTGTAGTCTTTCAGTTGTTGATAGCCCTTCTTGTCTTTATAGGCCGTTGCGGTGAATTTTTTCCCCTCAAGTTCCGTCGTATCAAGCATGAACTTGTTCGGGGGATCTTCTTTCACGCCTAGGACGCGCAACAACGGCCCCATTTGGTTGGGCCACATCAGCACTTGAACGGTCTTGCCGTCATACTCAAGGCCCCATTCGTATCCTGATTTTCCTTTGATGTCTTTCTTCGTGACAATATGAACAGTAAACGTATAAGTCCCTTCAGGTATTTCCTTGTCTGGATAACTTGAGGATGTATCTAAAATTTCTCGGCTCATTTTGAAACTCCTTTTAATTTGTCGTTAAGAGATTTTATGATCTCATCGGCCTTGTCCTTACTCAGGTCTTTAATTTCCATAGCTTGTGCTTTAGCGAGAGCCTTTGCGACAGCTTCTGGTGGAATCTTCATTACATCAATGAGCCTTGCAATATCGGCTATTTGCTCAGGAGAAGCAAGGACGATAGGTACAGGAGGTTCGTCAATAACAGACGCACCATAAAGTTTCTTGAAGTTATCGTATGTCAGCTCAAACTCATAGCCCATTTCAAATGATTCCACTCTCGTCTTCCGAACTCGTGCCCATCGTTTACTGCCTTTAAGAAAGACTTCAATCCAAAGGTCAAGCTCATAATCCATCTTCTTAAATCCATCCCAAGTAGAACCAATCCAGACTAATTCCTTACCCTCTTTCCGCCATTTGTCCTTAGTGTGCGCTATCAATAAAACCGCCATATCCAGACGTGTTAACCAGCTCAGCAATCTCTTCGTAGGCTTATCGGCTTCCCGCGCAGACTTCCCAAAGTCGGAACTTACTCCACCTTCTTCTGCTTCTTGCATTTCCAAGTTATAGAGCTTGGAAAAACTGTCAATAATAGCCGTCTTGTATTGATGCTTCGTGGTTGCCAATTCTCGGATTTGTTCAATGACATCATCAAAGTCCTGGGCTCCTTCGTCGAGGCCCAAGTAAGCACCGCCAGAGGCTTGCAACTTCTTAATGTATTGCTCCCGTGTGATTCCTAATTCTGTATCAAAATAATACGGGTTCGGCCAATTCAGGGCAAATGTGGATTTTCCTACTCCTGCTTCTCCTGTAATCATAATATGTGGCTTGCGTGGTTTTACTAACTCTGGTTTCTTACCTTTTAGTGCCATTTGATTTCTCCTTTAGTTGAAATTTTGAGGTTTTCCACCCATCGAAGCAAAGCTTCATAAACGGATGGTTCCAATGCAATCTTGTTACGCGGATCATCGGAATATCCATTCCATGTTATAAGCTGAATGTGATACCCATCAAAACCCACATAAACGCTATCGCCTAAATAAACTAGAAATTGTAAACCGAGGTCTTTGATTTCCATTAGGCAGTTACCTCAATATCATCTTCGGAGAATTTGCCTTGTCGAATATCGCAATCTGTAATGGCAATGCGTTCTTCGACTTCCTTTTCGACGTATTCTGGTTCTCGTTCTACTTCTTCCTTTACCGTTTTGGTTACAGTTTTATAGCCTAGCACTTTGCATTTATCGACATAGTTCATACGAATGGCGATATTGCCTTTTTCACCTTTATAACCAATATGCGTCCCATCCACTTCTTTATTGAGCTTCCCGACTAATGGCGTTACCATTGCTAGAATCTTATGACGTTTTTCTTCGGGCCATTCAGATCCGTGCGACCACCAATTTTTGGGATACAGGCGTATATAGATCTTTCCTGTACCTAAGATTTCGATAGTTACATCTTCGTCAGTCAAGTTTTCCATTACATCTAATACAGCTTTTACTTCTTCTCGGTTTATCATTTGTATCTCCTTTTTAGTTTTCGAACATTTCGGTTCGTGGGTTAAAAATTGTCTGGGAGGAGAGGAATCGAACCTCTCATCTGAGTCTTGCCCGGCATTACCAGCTGGACTCCGCATTTTCTCAATATGCTACTCCCAAAGATCTATCGTCATAACGTGTGGCCCGTGAGCCGGAGTCGAACCGGAACCGCCAACACCACGCACACGCAGTAAAGAATGTGATGGGGAATCGAACCCCCCGCACGGGCCAAATCCTCTCCGGCGAAAGGGGAGATCATTTCAATTAACCTTTCTTCATAAGCACTTCTTTCGCTATTTTAAAAGCAAGAATAGGCATATCATTATTTTTAACCAAGGCTCTTTCTATCACGTCACAGGCAAACTTGACGCCTTCGTGGAATCCTGTTTCTCTTTCAGTTCTTTCTTCCATTTTTCTGATTCCTCCCATCCTTCTTTAGAATAGAAGGAGTCTCCATTCGTTATGCCTTGATCTTCTGGAACCCAAGAGCCATTCCATCGGCAACGCTTCATCATATTTGGAACTAATTCAAGGAATGAGTCGATAGCCTTTTTTGCATCAAACACTAAGTAATCGACCTGATAGGTATGCCCTTCGTCCCAATAATGGCTATAGTCGCATCCGATCTTAACGCAACGTGGTTCTCCGTCATGCCCGTATTTTTCATAGTAGGTGCATCCGCAGTGCCATTCGATGTTATTGATTAACGGTTCGGCCATATAGTCATAGTGGATACGTCTGCTCGTCTCGTTCTTTTGCGGAGCCAGCCAGAAACGTTCTCGGATATTTTCTGGTACTGCATCCAGTGGAATATAGAGATAGAAAGCCCAAGCGTCCTTCTCTCCCAATTTAAACTTTTGGATTTCAAATGAAATACCCTTATACTCATCAGTCCAAGTTGTTTTAGATCTCATCGGATTCCTCAATCAATTCCAACTGCTCGGCGTCTCGCTGTTTCTGCTCGGTCCACATGTTGATCTCGTTTTCGATCACGTCGTCAATGAGCATTTCGAGCGGTTTGTTCGGCAACACGATCAGCCTCCTTATTGAGTTCGTCACAGTCTTCACAAAGAATCTGACATCCTCTAGCATCCCATCCTAAAAAGACTGATTTTCCACAGACTTCACAAAGATGTTCCCAGCTCATGGCCACACTCCGTTCCAGTACAAGGCTTGCTGAATGATATAGTCCTTTTGGGCTTGCATCGCCATATACTGACAAGCCATGGAAGTTGGGCACATCTTTAGCCGTACGATGCATTCCTTCCACCAATTCCAGGTTGCGCATACTTCAGCCAGGCCGTTCATCGGGAGATCCCATAGATCCAGATTGTCCCCGCCGCCATCATCACAATGGCGATCATCCACAAAAACATGCCAATATCTTCAGACCAATGCCACCAGAATCGCCGCAGACGCATCAGGATGCCCGTAGCGCGGCGATCTCGGCCGGGACGATGGCTAGGCTGGTTATCGGCTTTTGACGTGTAGAAGGGCCGCAGAACGATCCTGTTGAGGGGTTTAAAAGGTTCGCTCATGGACTTTCGGACTCCTTCGGTGTATTCCCTGTCGTTCATATCGCCCCCTTAAGCAATCGAAGCAATTCTTTAGCGTAATTCTTATACTCCGCCGACTCCGCCGCCGACCGCGCCGACCGCGCCGCCGACCGCGCCGACCGCGCCGCCGACCGCACCGAATCCGCCGCCGACCGCGCCGACCGCGCCGCCGACCACGCCGACTCCGCCG